GGGTTTACGATATAGTCGCCTGACTCTTCATTAGTACGAAGCGCCATCAACTCGTTTATTTTGTTGTATGCGTCTGACTCTTGAATCTCTTCGACGATCTTTGAGTTCTCAACTCTTGCGAGGAAAACGAACGTGTCGTCCACGGACAATTGATCCTGAGTTGTCAATGTCAATCTGATACGATAACGGTCGGCACCAGGAGAAGCAGTGTTAACGATACCGTTAGTGTTATCATAAAGATCCGTCGTATCATTGACAGTGATAACTTCTTGTTCAACCTTGAAACCAACGACTGCGTCTACTGAATTAGAATATGGTGAAATAATAGTTGACTGCGCGTTCGCATGCACGAAACGACCAAGTACAAAGAATTCTCCCTCTCCGACATCAAAACGAACACCCTTACCTGTTGCGTTTGGTGTTTCAGTAACAATTTCGTATGAATTGTCAGTTAGGTTTACTGATTCGAGTGTCTCGTTGTCACCGAATACTGTCGGCGTGCCGGATACTGCTGCGTTGTTACTGTTAATGTACTGAACATATAATGTATTAAAAGTAAAATCACCAGCAAGCGGTTCGACGCGCAGAACCTTTGCCTTCACACCAGTTGTTGTGTTCTGAAATACAGTTCCTACAGGAATATTAGCAAATGCGCCACCGGAATTTACCGAAGCGATTTTAATGAAGTCGATGCTAGCATTGATTGCAGAACCACCAGAAGAAACAGCGGCACCTTCTTTAAATACATTGCGACCGAACCGCCCCATCTCTTCATAGATGAGCGTCTGTAGTTGAGTTAATTCTCTCGCCTGAAGTGCTCGACCAGAGTTGAACAATATCTGATGATAATTATCGTTCTGGTCGAAGTCGTCGCTGTATAGACTTGGGAGTGTACTTGATGTAAATACTGTTGCCATGTTTTATCCTAATTCAATAACTATTCGAATGTCTTCGGTTTGGTTACTTGTTCGATCAATTACTTCTGAAACATTATTTAGGTACAGAATATCACCCGAATATGCATCAATTTCTGGGTCAGTTTGAGAAGAGATAGAAGCAGTCACTGTGTCGTCAGTAATTGTTAATCCGTTAGTGAAAGGTTCAAATCCTGTGTCCAAATCTTGGTAGTAATATAATTGCTCATTAATTGTATCGTGAAAGAACACCTTTCCCGTTGCTCCGTTTGTGCTTGTTCGAAATACTGCATCCTCGGGGAATGTACCATTCGCTGAACCAAGAGAAAGGTTCAGTCGCTTCATACCGATTCCGGTGTTTCCTGTGAAGTCTGAGTCTGAGTTGAACTTGCTAGGGTTACGAATCAACGCAACCTGCCGAAAATCGTTTTCTGCTAAAATCGTGCCAGTCTCGTCTCCCTGAATGTCAACTTGGAACATCAAAGACTTAGACTTTAATGAGACAACTGGGTTTGCGTTTAGTCCACTTTGTGGAGCGAAGATTGGAGTTACTGCACCGTTGCCACCAGTTACCTCTGCTGACGCGATGTCATACCCTGTCCCGTGCATATAATCGCCTTCGCTATCTGTTTCCAGATTAATTGACTGAATACTGCCGCTAGAGATAGAAGCTGAAAAGTCAGCAGGAGAAGTGGGGGTTCCACTAATTGTAAGATCTGCGCTGCCTCCTGGATATGTCGTTCCGGCAGAGTCAATCGTGAATCCTAGGATCTCACCATCGACTGAACTGTTTTGTAGCGCGAGTTGTTCAATTTCTTGAGCAATCGTAGGATTACCAGTTACCGTTTTAACAGGCATATAACTGCGCGTTTTGAAATTAGAGAAGTCGAGGTTAGACATCGTGTACATATATCGCCACAGATATCCGTCTCCGGTAGCGAACGTCTTAACGTCGTTATTTGCAAGTGCCGAAGTAGGTTCGATTGTAGACACTGCGCTCGGAGACTCGACACAAACGAATACTTCGTTGACTGAATTTACAACGTAGAAATTAGTTTGGTTCGGATCTTGATCTGTGTACGCATTGTAGATATCATTATTCTGCCATTCTACTGTAGGAATAACGAAAGAAGCATTGCTCAATACCTTTACTGCTTGGAGAGCATTCCTGAACTTTAATTGTTCTGCTCTCGAATCAGCATTAGCATCCGGAGTGTAACTTTCTGCACGAGAGATACCAACATAGTAAGTTGCATCACCCCCTTCAACATCTTGTATCAGCTGATTGAATAAAAGGGTTCGAAAATCGTTTGTAACTACGGATGTCATAATTCAGTCTCTTAACATTATGAAGTTATTTATACGGTGTCTGTTATAATTGCTGTCGCGCTTGACTCTTCGCCATCGAACAAGAGGATATTGTTTCTTGTTGGATTGATCGTCGCTTGATTCGCCGGAATCGCAGTGATCTTAAAGAAGTCGCCAGTAATTAAAGTGCTATTAAATCCAGACAGGATAAGTGTTCCCTCTGCTGGATCATAGTATCCGACGTTATCAATCTCAGGTTTTCCGGTAGCAGTATCAATGACCTCGATGACAGTACTGTCGAGACGATTCTGTAAGAAGCACACCTTACCGTTCAAAAAGAAATTCTTAGACTTAATCGTGTGTATCTCATCACTTGGCGCTGAAATAGAAGTCGGGAATGTAATAGTATAACTGTCGATTAATGACTGTGGTATAAAACGATGCTGCATCTTGACGATCGCGCGACTTGAAAGAACTGAAGGATCTGAATCGTCAATGCGCGTCAATAAGTTTGAGCGTCGGAAAGACTGATCGAACTGTCCGAGTTGTTCGTCAAAGTATACTCTAACTGTCTCTGAAACCTTCGCTTCAATTGATGTTTCTGAAGAGGACGTTAGGTATGGGTTGAACTGAAAGAATGTTTCTACTTCGAGGTATGTGAGGTTCGGGTCTACAAAATCTAGGTCAAACGAAGCGACGGAAAGGTCTTTCGCTAGGTTCGTGATGTTACCTTTCGTGACATCTTGTACGGTTTCATCTTCGGTTTCGAACAGAATAGAAACAAACACTTTTCCATACTCTGGCGGTACGTTATCTTCACCGCCCCAAGATTTTATATCGGCAATCACTGTCCCGTAGTTTCTCTGAATCAAGGCTGAGTAATCTTCTGCAGTGACCATACGGTTTTGTGCTGCGTAAAGATATGGCGCATTTTTCCTGATAGACTCAATGCCTTCTTTAAATGAACCTGATGTGGAATTAGAAACAGTTCTGAGAGAAGGAAATAATCCGGTCGTATCTTCAAACGTTACAGCACCGTTTGCTTCTGGACCTGATACTGTTTCATATAGAACCTGCACTCTATTTCCTGGGCGCGGAATCTGATCTGTTATAATACCATTACCGAACGATATTTCATAAAAACCGTTTGGCGTTTCTTTGATCACGAATATCTTTGAGTCGCTGTTGATATTTGTTGCTTCATTAATATTTGTATACGCATCGTACACTGAAGTTGAGGTGTTATCGTACACGCGCACGCGAACCATCTCGATATCTAGGTTTGCTTCAGGAATAACATAAGTATCATTCTCCCCTGCTGTTCCTGAGATAAAGTTCTTTGAACGAGGCACACCTTCATACACTGGAATGTTTGCATTACCGTCAATTGTCATTGTATAGTTGACACCTGTAAATACTGGAGTCATGACGTCACGAGTTCTAAACGTATATGTCTTGTTGTTCACTGTCGTGGTAAATGCAGTGCCAATAGGAACTGTGCCAGGATCTGATGGTGTAGTCAACTGTAATACTGCAACTGATGCTGACCTTGACCTAACAGTGTATCCTAGTGCGCCAGCGAGACCGACCATTGACGAACGCAACTGAGCAGTTGATAGGAATGATTCGTTCAAGGCAAAGTTTGCCATCAGGGCATTCTGGTGAGTGTTGTAGGCAAGTACGTCTAGCAGGTTAGATAAACCTGATGCTTCAAAATTATAGTCGGCGAACTCCGGTTGTCTTTGGAAATATTCTTTTAGACTATTCTTTATTGTATTAAAATCAAGTTCCGCAGAACGTATTGTGGTTGCCATTTGACTTCTCCAGGTTCATAACAAGTTTATTTATATACAAAAAAGGGGACCGAAGTCCCCTTTGAGCAAATATTAAGTTTAGTATGCAAAGATTAAGCGTCGTTAATTTTGATATCAGAGAAATCCCAAACCGCAGTGTTTGATGGATAAGATTGAGTATACGCGAGACGAACCCTTACCGTTAGAGAAGTTTCTCCTGCTGGCATTGTAAATGTGACACTTTGTGTATCGCTAGTTGCTCCTGCTGCCCAATCGAGAGTTCCACCTTCACCCCATTCCAAAGGTCCTGGTCCATCTTCGTCCTCCCAATTGGCATTCTGAAGAGTAAATTCAGCGACATGATCATTTTGACTAGTATCTCCGGTAGCAGAAATAACATAACTAGCACCTCCAGTCAAACCAGTAACTGTATATTGTCCAACATTACCATTACCGGCGATTCTGGTAAATCTAAACGTACCATCGGTTGGTTCGCTTACAGTGCTACTGCCGAACATGTACCAGTCACTTACCTGCGTGGCATTCCAATAGTTTGTTGGTTCTACATAATCGTATGTGAAATCACTCACATGCGTTGAGGCATTTCCGTTAACATCTGTTGCAGTGAATGTCAACTGGAATGTAGCATCTGCAGTTCCAGGAGTTACTGTGAACACGTTATCCGATTGAGATACAGTTGTTCCGGAAAGGTCACCTGCGGTCACTGCATAAGACCATGTAACTGTGTCACCTTCTGGGTCAGTCGCAACACCGGTGATCACTGTGTCCTGACCTTGTGTCAGAGTATATGATGCGTCTATTCCTGAGATAACAGGTGGGTCGTTAGGTTCTGGTTCTGGTTCTGGTTCTGGTTCAGGTGCTGGGGCAAGACTATCTGTTGATTCAGAATCTGCCCCACCACCAGTTGTTGGGTTATTCAGGACGATGTAGATACCATCCTGTGTAATCATCAGTTCGCCTTCTTGTGACGCGAGCGTATCATCTGGTACACTAATACCATCAGCACGTCCAACAATACCTTCAGGAGAAGAACCAGTTTCATCCATCTCAGTTATGTTCGCCAGCATGAAGAAACTTGCGTTGCTTGCGTCAACCTCAGAAGTAATTCCTACAGTGTTCGCATCGATCGCTCTTGCCTCAACGCTGAGCAAATCACCTGAACCGTCCATGACGCCCATGGTGAAACCAGCGATAAACGGCAATGACAGATTGTGAGTGATAACGAATTCAACATCAGCGAGCAGGTTAATGCCGTCTTGGTTGAATGCTTTGATCTCAGCGTGTGTTTCGCGCGAGTATACAATATCAGTCAGAATCGCTAAGTCTGAGTCGTTGCCGTCTACATCGTTTTTTAGTTCGTTAACTGCCTCTGCCAGTGTTTGCGCTGAAGTTTGCAGAGAACCAGGAGTTCCTAAGAATCCTTGCAGAGAAAGAATGTCAGAATCGTTAGCAGTGATAGGACCGTTAGCAGAATCGTTGCGACCATGTAACTCATTGAGTGCCTCCGCGAGATTATTTGCTGTGGTATTCAGTACCGTTCCTTCTCCAGTATACGCTTGTAGAGAAGTAATCAAACCTGCATTTGCTAGGATATCTGAATCGTTTGTTACGATATTACCTTCTGCTGTAAGCATGCGCGTAGCAAGAGAAGCAATATCATTATCGTTAGAAACGATATTAGTTTCTGCTGTTGTCAAGCGAGCAACGAGAGAAGCGATATCTGAATCGTTTCCGCTGTTACCGATCTGCTCGAATGCCGAAGCGATATCTGAATCGTTTGCTGCAATCTGAGCATACAGACTAGCAATGTCACTGTCGACTCCGCTGAATGTAGTATCTACAGAATCAACTCTTGTCAGCAACGCCAAGATTTCTTGACGATTCGCGGCAGTTTCGTTTGTATTGAAAAGAACTGCCGCAGTATTTGTTGCGATATCGGCAGTGTTAGAAGCAACGTCTGTTGTATTGACATTGATTTCGCCGTGTAATTCGTTAATCGCATTGGCAATAGTAGTCGCGATCGTAGAAAGGGCAGTGCCTTCCCCAGTGTATGTTTGTAGAGAAGATAAGTTCAACTCTTCAGCAGTGATTCTCGCAACGAGAGCGTTGTCAGAAACAACCAATTCATTGATCGCGCCAGCAATATTAGTCGCTAGAGTATCGAGAGAAGTGCCTTCGCCGACAAATGACTCAATAGCATCAACTTCGCCAGAGGCAGAGTCAGCACGCGCAACCAAAAGGTTGATCGCTTCTGCCAGATCAGCACCAATAGAAAGTGGTGTGCCTTCTCCAGTAAATCCTTGTAGAGAAAGAATATCTGCAGCGTTCGCTTGGTGAGGTGCTACGTTAGCAGCAATATCTGCCGCTAATTGAGATCCTGCTAATGTCGCTGGAGTTACTGCTTCGGAATCGCTTAGACCATCATCGACCGTTTGTTGTGTCGCGATGTCGATCGTACCTGCTTGCTCTGTTGTAGCAGGACCAGTATTAGACTGGAAGATCCAAGCGGTCGATGCATCCCAGAAAATAACTGCGTCGCCGATCTGAACTTTGTTGTCCGGATAGAACGTAACGCCAGACATAACCAGATCACCAGCAGCATTCGCAATATACTGATTACCTTTCTTCGCTTGAATTGGACCAGAGGTAGAAGTCGACTGACTTGTGAGTGTAGGGTTAATGTCGCCTCTATAAATGACATCCCCTTGAATGTCATTTGAAATTCTTTCGAACTGTGAGTTTGCCGAAACGAAAACGTACAACTGACCTTCGTTGACATCAAAGACGACCTGACCATTGTGATCATTGCCGAGCAGTTCTGATGCTACGAGTTCTTGTTCTAACGTTAAACGACCAGCAGAGGTGACGTTCTGTAAACGCGCGTTGCTTAACTGACCAAGCTTAGATATGCTAAGGTTTGCATCAATCACTAAATTTGGGTATTGTGGCATCTTTTTCTCCAAAGAGTTTTGTTTTTATTATTTTATCGCAAAGGAGATATTCGGAAAAACCGAAGAATCAAAGATAACGAGTCAATTGTATTTATAAAATTTGGACTGTCTATTCGTCGACAATAATCTTGAAACCAAGATCTGTCATTACAAATAGATCGCCAGAAGAGAGGAGGTATTCGACGCCATCGTCTTCTGTCGTTGGTAGTGCTTTCTCGATGACTACCGGAGTCCTTAGGTCTAAATTCAATGTTTCGGACACACTACTATTTATAACTTTGAATTCTAGTGTGACACCTAGTGAGTTATTATCAGGAGTTGAGAATACTTTTATATTTAGTATTTTTGCTCTTGGTTCATATCGTTCTATTGAGTCTTTAATTGCATCGATGACTTCATTACCCGTGTTGCCATCCGCAAGTTCAAATAGTTTGGCGCCAAGATCAGCACCAAAAGCAGGTCGATATGGTTTCTCGAAACGGTTTGTCAGAATCAATGTCTTGATTGACTGCTTAACTGCTGCAGCATCTAGTTTCTTGTAGATGTCGCCTTTCGAACCTTCGCCACCGTTCTTAGCAGAAAACGTCAGGTCGAGGTCTGAGTAGACTCGATCTCTCGTGACGCGAATGCTCGATGCTAGATTACCGTCTTCGTATGAGAATACCTTTGGCATTATTATTACTCTTCAAATAATAGTATTTAGTCATCTTCTGGCAAGATTTCTAATAATTCATTGACTGTTTGTAATGCGCCGTTGTAGGTTGTCTCAAGTCCGTAGCGATACGAAACGTCCCACGAGGTAGAAACCTCCGGCATTTCTAGGATAATTGAGCAGGTGAGGTCTCCGCTTGGATCAAACGTGTCATAATCCAATGTAAGTTTGTCATAGTCAAGATAATCTTTCCAAAACACTGCGAGGTCAAACGATTTGCGAGGGTCAGTCTTACCGTTCTTGTCGATGAGTTGGTAACCGATGGCGCGACCTGTTCTTCTCAAATCATTGATACTGCCGCCCGATGGTGTTTCTCCAGTATAAAGAGGGACTCGAGCAACCCAACCGTCTGGTCCCTTTCCATATGAACCGCGAGGGAACTGTTTCGCCAGTGTTTTCGCTGCTTTCTCGGCGCCAGCATTGAGTTCCGAGATCTCGAAGTCTGGGTTGGGTTCGTAGATACCATCAGAAACAATCAGTCGATGCTGAGAAAAGTCGAGGTTGCCTGTCACCATATTCATTGCGTTCGCATGAAGAACCAGATTGCGGGCAATCTCTTTTCGATCTACTGAACCGAAGAAGTCTTGGCGATACAGTTTCTCAAACTGTGTACGCGAACCTTTGGCACCGAGAAACTTAGCACAGGTGATTCCTGGCGCCAGTTTAGTCTCAGAGGTTATACGAGATATTAATTCAGGGTTATATTGTGGGTCAACGAGTATTTTCATTTTGTATTCACCTTGAATCTCTTGCTACGATTGTCGGTTGGATTATTACCCAGTATGTTCGAACCGAAGCGAAGTGTTCCTTTCTTACCTTCTGACCTGCCAATCTTTGGATGCAGGTTCTTCTTAAAGTTTTTGTTCAACTTACCTTCGGCAACGAGATAACTTGTAAACTCGTTGTTGTTCAGATTCGCTGGGTCGCGCAACTTTGATCGAATCTCATGTATAGATGGGTCGTGATTGAACAACCCTTTGTATTCATCGCTACGACTTAACTTCTGCTCAAGTTTAGGATCAACTGCAACGTTTCGTATGCCATACGTTGACGACGAAAGTTGAAGTTCTACCACTGCCGGATTAGGAATCGGAGCAGTTGCCGGAATCGGAGTATATGGCATGATTCCTGGCTTAGGCACGACAGGTGTTGGCGGTTTTCCTGGTTTACTGTCTTTCGCTGTCACTGCAGTTTGTGCTCGAATCGCACCGTTGGCGAATCCTGCTGTCGCTGCATACATAGCATAGTCAGCATGTAATGATTCAGTTGCCTTACCGACGAGCGTTCCATAAAACGTTGACATATTTGTAACAGCAGCAGGGAACCCACCATACGTCTTACCATAGTAATCTACGAGAGGACCACCGATTGTACCTTTATGACCGAACATACTGATATGTCGTGCCGCTAAACTTGCAGTAGAAGATGCAACGACCCACTCACCGACGGCAGTTGTAGTCAGATCTTGACCGGCGAGCAACTCAACGCTGCCCTGAGTCAATGAAGTGTTGTTGCCAGAAACAACCTGATAGTGATCGCCCAACAATGTCTCAGTATTGTTACCGATAACCTTCGTACCGCGTGTTCCGCGAATCGTATAGTTCTGATCAAGGTTGACGGTCTTAGTGTGTCTGCCTTTTATGTCTTCCTTCTTGTCACCAGCGACGTTGAGGTTATAGTTACCACCAACGTTCATGTTGAGATCACCAGAGACATCCAGCGTTAGGTTCCCTTTGTAGATTAGTTTACCTTCACCCTCAACGATCGTTGTGTGATCACCACCAGTGACCTCTACACGCTGATTACGAGATGAGATTACAACCGTACCATCAGCGCGCAACTCAACGCCTGCACCTGTACGGTGTTTGATCAGTACACGTTCACCACCAGGAGTGTCATCCATCTCGAACGAATGACCCGACTGCGTTTCTTGTACCTGATTGTGTGGGAACAAAGAAGGTTTTTGATCTGGTATGTTGAGTGACACATCATAGTCGCCGCCACCCATACTTAGATTATTGACTTTCTCGCCTTTCGCTGCCTTGTTGACACTGGTACTATAATAATGCTCGCGCGTAGGAAACGCGCCGCTCGGGTCAACGAAACCGTCAGCAGTCACACCTTCAGTTTCTTCTACGCCGATCTTTAATTTTTCAACACGGGCATTATAGTTGTCAGTTTTATTGGTCATTGTTTATCTCATCAATAGTAAACGGTGATTGCTTCAGCGGATTCGTGAACTTGGATGCCTTACCAAAGTTGGCGAGAACGTATTCGCGCACGTCGAATCCAGGATCATCTTCGAGCGGATCGATGTCATTGTGTCCTACGATCTGACCCCCAGGGAAACGAGAGTAGAACCCACGGCAGAAATGATCGAACGTATTAAACTGACTGCGTGCCAACGACTGAACCGAAACAAAGTTTTCTAAGTTAGGTGTGCCGCTCGGTGCATTGATTCCTCCAACGAAAGCGATGCCGATACTACGCTCGTTGTGATCGTTCGTTGGAGAATGCTGACCTTCGATATTAATTGGTCTTCCGCGCTGTAACGAACCGTCGCGGCGAATCACATAGTGATATCCAATGCCCTTTAACTTCGACGCTAGATGTATGGCGTTGAGTTCTTCTGAACCAATGTTTTTGTTGGTTGGCGTCTCGGTCCAATGTACAACGACCTCAGTCACCTCGCGACTAATTTTTTTGAATTCTGCTTGTAGTTCTTCGGTCGACGAAATATATGGGAACTTCGGATCACCTTCGCCTAGATCCCATTCCTTTTCAAAAGAACCGATGACATAAGGTTCTTCGAATACAAACTCAGAAGGAATCGGTTTCGTTGCAGAAGATATCGTAGAGTCTATCGTTTTAATGAAAGCACGAATCACTGAGTACGATTTACCTGTCTTGTTAAACAATATCTTAACAGCATCTGCTTGAGCAGCAGCATCATCTTGAGAGAGATTGATAACACGCTCAACTTCAGCGTCGGTCAGTTTAGGAGCGAAGTCTTTAACACGCTTGTTGATATTTGTTAGTTGTTCTTTGCTCAACGATTGTACGACGCCGACTTCGCCGCTCTTAGCGATACGTGTTTGTATAATAGAGTTCGTTTCGTCTATCGACTTAGATAACTTCGCGCGCGTGAGAGAAGAATTGTTAACAGCATCTTTGACTGCTTTCGCGTCCTTGCCGCCTGTTAGGTTTTCAAGGTCAGATTTGTCTCGCTTGTTTAGACCGACCTCTAATTCTTTTGTTACGATTTGTCTCAGATCGGTTGATGACTGTGTTGCGTTTGACAATGCTTCGCTAAATTCTGATGCGCTTGTAGGACCACTGCTCGTTGCCGAATCATAATCGATCACGAGGTTTCCTGATCCATCTGAGTCAACTCCGGAAACGAAACTAATCGTTCTGTTCAAATCAATTGGTGTTCCGACGAGTGCGCTGAGTTCATCGGTCACGCTATTGATCGCTGAGGTTGCCAACTGATTGATTGTTTCTGAAGCAAACGCTCCGATCTTTCCGCTGATGTCCAGATCCTTTCCTGCAGCGAGAAGACCCTCTGGCGAACCGTCAACAACTGCCTTCTGTAATACCCCAGCATCAATCCCCACGAGACCTGTAATTAACTGTAGAACTGCGGCGATAGTACCGTCAACGCCTCCTTGTTCTTCGAGGGACGCTGAGATAGGAAAGACCAGACCGTTTGAGTCAGGCTCAGAAAACTCTACAGAAACATTCGCGCCGAACTTAGAGGAGAGTGACGCAGCAGCACCATTGATCAGATCAGTTTTTAGGTTGTCCCAAGTCTGCGCGCCAGCATCCAGTAAACCTTCTTTAGTTGATAGTTTGTCAACCTGATCTTGGAACTTGTCTACTTCCTGAGTAAGAGATTGAATACCACCATCAATCTGCCCTGCGATATTACCTGCTGTTGTCTCGAGCGAGTTCTGTAATTCGTTGACCGTTTGTTGAGCGAGGTTTTCAGTCTTCGTTTTATCGAGCGATGCTTCTGCTGCCGAAACTGCTGACTTGAGATTTTCGTTTTTACTCATCAGACTAGAACCTCATTATATGCAAACTCTGCCAAATCTTCAGTGTCAACTGTAGTAAACAGGTAGTCGCGATTGATTACTTTGCTCGCTTCCTTCAGGTCAGTCGTCGCTAACAACTTACTGTTGACCTGATTAAACCGATTGTTCAATTCATAAAGAACAAACTGTAACTGTGTCGAATACAATCTCCAGTCTTTGCTTGGTTGCTGATTCGCGGCGAATCGTAGCAACCCGTTGTATCGACTGCCGGCAGTGCTTACTCTTTCCCAATTAGCAATACCGACATAAGAACTCGCCGGATCTTTCTCGAAATATGTGATCAAAGAAGAAGCGCCGATCAATGCTCCGGTAATTGCTGCCGCATGAATCGGAGAGTAATTATTATCTATAAAGAACTTCATAGACTGTAAACGACGAAGGTCAACTTTGGCGTCAGGGACATTGTCGCCTTTAAACACCATTTCTGACCGAGCAGTCTGTACACTTGTTGGTTGCTCTACGCGCGGGAGACTTCCGAGTATCAATGGAATCTGCGACGACTTACCGTCCATGAATACGCCGAAGACGAACGCACCGTTGACGAGTTGCGGAATACGACCGATACCTGACACGCCACCTTCAGTTGTTGGAATCAGGACCTGCGCCCACGGTAGATCGCGCTCTGGTATCTGACTCGTCGAAGGATT